TCACAATCAGTTATTGTAAACATGACTTTTGCAAGTTTAGCAATGGAAACTGGAATGATGGTGGGCGGTGGTGGTATGGCTGGTAAATTAGCTGCTGGTGCTGCTACACTTACAACAATGGGTGGCTTACAAGGGTGGAGAAATTTAGTAGGAAACCGCAAGTTTCAAATACAAATGGTTAACATTTTAAATAATGATGGAAGAATTAGCACAAAAACCGCTTCTAAATTAGAAGAACAATTTGGTTTTGATCCTGCTGGTATTAGACAATTACAAGATGAATTAAATAATATGCTAATTACCAGATCAGTTATTAGAACTCAAGATGATGGTAAAGATACAGCTAACAAAATGGTGGAGTAAAAAATATTATGACAGCAGATCAATTAAAAAAATTAACTTCTGGAATGTTTAAAGACAAAAGTTATTACATGCCCGATATAGACTGGGATGAAGATCAAGAATTTGATTCTAATGGTATGCCCATACCAATGGTTTTTGATAAAAAAATAGTTACAGAAGCAATACCTAGATCAATGCCAATACCTATGCTTGAAGCATCAAGTTATACGGAAGAAGAAAAACTTAAAGCTGAAGAAATAGCTGCTGCTGGTAATGATTGGAAAGCAGAATTAAAACGAATGATGCTTTCAATGAACAAACCTAAAAAAGAAGAAGGTATGTTGTCTACTAAAGAAGAATCTAATCCTAAAGAAGATCAAATTGCTAAAGGTTATCATCAAATGCCAGATGGATCTGTTATGAAAGACTCTGAAATGGAAGAAGAATATAGCAAAGATGTAACTACAGATTTAGATAATGAAGGCAGAGGTCTTAAAGGTTACAAGCCACCTAATGAGCCAGTAAAAAGAGGTTACAAACAAGATGATGGTGGTAACTATAGTGTTGATACTCAAGATGATTATTGGCAAACTAAAGAAGGTTATAAGGCTGCTGTAGATTTATACGGAAGTAAACCAACTTGGGTTAAAGAGCCATCTCTTATATACAATCCTAAAACTGGCAAGTATGATAAAATTGAACAAGATGAATATGTGGAAATTAAGCCAAAAAGGATTAGTTTATAATGCAACAATTATTGGAATTATAATTATGGGTATGATGAGTGTAGAAGCTGAAAGGGCTTTTGAAAATGCTAGAACAGACAGATTTCCTGAAAGACCAGTTGAAACTAACAGGGCTCAATTTATTAAAGATTTTGAAGGCTATAGAAATAAAGGTTATTACGCTACTGAAGATGAAAAAGCACAAGGCTTAGTAACTGTTGGTTATGGATCTACTAATCGTGTTGCATTTGATGAACAAATAACAGAACAACAAGCAAATGAATTTTTACAAGAAGATTTAGATGAAGCAGAACGAAAAGTAGATGCTTTAGTAACAGTACCTTTAACTGACAATATGAGATCAGCATTAGTATCATTATTGTTTAATACTAAATTTGGATCTGTTAGAGACTCAAAAGCATTAGCAGCCCTTAATAGTGGTGATTTTAATGAATTCCAAAAACAAGCCTTTGGATCAACTCAAGGCTTTGTATATGGAAGCGGTAAGAAATTGCCAGGACTAACAAAAAGAAGGACTGCTGAAAAATATTTATTTCAAGAAAATATGTCTGATTACACTAAATTTTAACTATATGGACTCATAGGAGGATGCGGAGGCAATCTCTTTTCTTCTTCTTTTTCTATAGTTTGCATACACCATCCTCACAATCATCATCCGATGCTGATATTATATACTCATGTTGATTTAGTTTAACTGGTTTCTTTATAGGGTTAGCTAGGTTTCCTACTGTAAATTGTTGTAATAGATTTTCATAACTTCTTATTTCACATCTTTTAAGATACTTGTTATAAGCATCATCAAACTTTATACTAAGTATCTTTGCTCTTGTTGCATAATCTATTGCCAATGCTTCACATAATTCCACCCTTGTCATTTGTACTATCTCCTATAATTTTCATATTAAATTTTATACATGGTTTATCACTGTATAGTTTCTTTGCATATATTTCTACAATCTGCCGATCATCTACATAAATTACTTCATTTAACGAATCTAGAATTGCTTTTAGGTAATTATCTACATCTGCGTTATTGTCGCAATATTGCCCATTCTTTAATTCTTTTTTCTTCTTAGACCAAGACTTTGGCATACCAATATAAAAGCCTATATCGACACTTAACAGACTTTTAGAGGGAGTAATATCTAACTCACTTGTCAGTGCTATCATGTCTTTTTTAAATTGGGTGTATTTCTTGGGGTAGTAAGTCGACCAACGAGTAACTCTTGGTCTAGAGGCTGGACAAGGATTTATGTCAAATATAATCCTCATAGTGTTCACCTCTTAGGTTGTCTATATCTTGTATTGCAAGTGCTAAATGTATTCTAATCTGCACATCTCTTGATCCATCTCCCTCTCGTGCTATTTCAATAGCATCTCGAAGATGTTCTGCAATTGTATCTAATGTATCATGTCTTTGTTGTTTATGTCTTAGGCTCATTTTTAATCATTAATTGATAATCTTCATTTCTAGGTAAATTTATACCCCATTCACGAGAAAAATAACTATCAATATCCATTAAAAATTGAACAAATTCTATAACGGTTAACTCTTTAGTAGACTTATCTTTATCTCCTAAAAATTGTAAAGCAAGATCTTCTTTACATTTTTGTTTACTTTCTTCACCTTGCTCTGTTCTTATTATGTCAACCCATTTATGGTAAAGCCTATTTTGAGCATCACTTCTTTTGGGTTTTCCTTCAACAATTGATATTGTAGCTATCTCACAGTCAGGATTATTATTAAAAAAGGTTTTAGATAAAGATCTAAATGTTTCTTCTTTAGGTTTACTTCTGTAAATTACTCTGTGTACACTCATTGTATCATATCAATTAATCTTTGGAGATAAAATTTTGCTTTTTTTAAATCTTCTACACCATTCTTAAACCTATGCCTACAAACATATTTAAGTATGTTAGATTCTAAGTATGGTAGATCTTGATCAATAATAAAATCAATTACTTCAATTTTACCTTGCTTGTAATGAGAGGGGTTAATAGGATCATCAACCCCCTTTGTTTCTTTAGCCACCAATCCAACCCATGACTAATGCAACAACAACAATACCTAAGAATATTGTTAAACTTCTATTCTTTAAAACTTTATCTACTAACTCTTTTATTTCTTCCATACTTCTCTCCTTAGTTATAACAAGATAGGGCACTAATTAAGACTTAGGAAAAATCTACGGAGAAAAAAACCCAAGTTGTAAGCACTTAATATAATGCATCATGCTCGTAAGCATATAAACATTAAAGTACCCTATCTTCTTATAACTCTTGTTCTAACATTATAGGCTTATCACCTAACCAACCTATACAGCCAACAGCCTCAATTGGTTCGCAAGTAAGCTGTTGCTGTTGCATATTTTCTAATTGACTGCACCCACTAAGCATCATCAATACAACGGCCAATGGTATTAACATAAAAACTATTAATGTTTTATTCATTTTATAAATTTTAAGATCAGTATTTTAACATTTATAGATGGTACTAATATGTATTTTATATATGGAATAAAAATGTATTTTATCCACACATATCCCAAAAATGTTTTAATTGCTATATCACCTTCTTCTGGAATTTTTTCTGTTACATTTAAATTTTTATCAAATTCAATTTTCATTTAATTAATCCTTTCTCGTGCATTATTTTTTGTGTTTCAACAACTGCAAAAAACATTTCTTCAGATATATTAATACCTTCTGGTGTTGGCTTTCTTCCATCATAGATATCATGACAATTTAAGCACAGATAAGCACCATGTATGTCTAATGCTTTTAAACCCATGCCAGCACCATTTAAGTGTGCCAGCACCACAGTTTCTCGATCAGGCATACAACCCTGTATTCTCATTGTACAAGCCTCACCTCTTGCTGACTCTCTAATTTTTTTACTTCTACTCTTTGCCATAAAGGTTAATCTCTATATCAGAAAATCTTGAATAATTTCCATCAAAATCACATTTAACAAATCCTATCTGCCCCATTCTATTCTTAGCAACTATCAATTCTGCTTGGCCTCTATCAGGTGAATCATCATGATAATAATCATCTCGATAAACAAACATGATCATATCAGCATCTTGCTCAATCTCACCTGAAGATCTTAAATCGCTCATAAACGGCCTTTTATTCTCTCTCTGCTCTACCCCTCGACTCAACTGAGAAAGTAGAATTATGGGTATCTCAAGGTCTTTAGCGAGGTATTTTAACTCTCTAGTAATGTTACCTAGTTCAGAAACCTCTCTGCCTTTATCATACTTCATAATCTGCAAATAATCTATGAGTATTATATCAATTTTTTTGTCTGAATTAAGTTTTTTTGCAGTAGAAAAAATATTCTTAACAGACAATCCTGACTTGTCAATAATATTCATGTTCTTGTTACCCGCTTTAGCCAAACTTTCATAAAAATTTGTTTGTTCATCATCATTTAGATTGCCTTTTTCCACCTTAGTTAATGGAATATTGCTATCACATGACACCATTTTCATCATTAGTTGCACTTGGCTCATCTCTAATGAGAAAAATAACACATTTTTAGTAGTGCTTAAATGGTTTGCTATGTTTAAAGCAAGGGTTGACTTACCCATTGATGGCCTGCCCGCTAAAACATTTAATGATCCCGCCCTAAATCCACTTGTTAGTGCATCTAATGACTCAAAACCACTAGATAGGCCAGTGCCATGCTCGTTAACATTGTCAATATACTCAATAGTCTTACCAACAATGCTTTTCATTGAGTGTTCTGACTGATCAGACATCTCGCCCTCTAAAGATTGTATCTGATCTATTGTTTCTTGGTAGTTGTCATACTCAATCTTAAACTTTAATTCTTCAATTGAGTTTTTAACTCTACAGGTGCGAATGTGGTTAGCATAAACACCAATATTGTTAGTGCCTAAAGATTCCTCTAGAAGGGTTGCCAAAAAAGGAAAGCTAGTCCACTCTCCACTATGATCACCACTCATGTCTATCCAATTTCTTAAATGAAGTGCATCAACATGCTCATCTTCATCAACCATTTCTTTAATATAATCAAACAATAGGCCTAAATTCTTATCAGAAAAATCTGAAGATATTAAACCAGTGCCCAATACTTCATCTAAGCATGGCTCAAAAAGTAAACCACCTATTACTGCTTTTTCAGAATCTCTAGAATCGGTCTTGCTCTTTAACTGCCTGTGTAGTGTTTGTGTTTTCATATTTTTCTCCATTAGTTGTCATATTATTTTCCATTTCATCAGGTGTTGGGTGATTTTCTTCTTCCAACTCACCATCTTCTTGCATCTGTGCGTGTATCTCGCTATAGTAACCCATATTATTTTTCTCCATAAACTATAATTTTTATATCCGTAAACTTAACTTTCTTGCCTTTGTAAAAAAACATAAATTGATCTTGCAATGAATCATCTACCTCACGCATACACATAATCCCAATTTGTTCACCATCTAAACCAACTGCTTCAGGATCTTCATTGAGTAACTGATCAAAACATTTTTCCCAAACAATTTTTAATGAGTTAGCCATATTATTCTTCCTCCTCAACTTCTTCCAAACAACAATGATCTTTACAATCCATGCTAATATCACCATGAATTACATTAGCACCACAACAATCGCTAACAAAACCATACTCAATATAATCTCTTGGGTATTCCATGCTCATGGTTCTACCTCCCTTCCTACACCTAAAATACGCCCATGACAGTCAGTAACATAATCTTCCATATCTTCATATTCATCTGGTTCGCTTCTAGTTAAGTCTATATCCCAATAATCTAAATCAATTACTTTACCTCTTACATAATATTTTTTACTCATACACTTCTCCAATTAAATTCCTC